TTTTATGTTTTTCCATATGATATGAGACACTGTGTTTATCCTTTTAATGGCACAAAAGAAAAGAGAAGAACTTTAGTTTGTAATGTAGATGTAGACTATAACCCAGTATCATCAAGAACAGCTGGAGGACAATTAGAATGATTATAAAAATGCCAAGATGGCAATCTTATATGGCTACAACGACAGAACCTTTATTTAGTCCTCAACAATGTCAAGATATTATAAACGCTGGTTATGCAGAAAAACCAGAAGTAGCACAAGTAGGTATAAATAAGCCGGGTGGTGGTATAGATAAGAAAAAAAGAACAACAACCATATCTTGGATACCTTTTGATAAATTACCACAAATGTATAAAAAAGTAGAAAATCAATTATCTTTAGTAAACCTAAATCATTTTGGTTTTGAAAATGTACAAATAACAGAACCTGCACAATTTACGGTATACCCTAAAGGTGGTTTCTATGATTGGCATATGGATTTAGATGTTAATGGCACACACGAACCACCAGTTAGAAAAATATCTATGACTTGTTTATTATCTGATCCATCTACATTTACAGGTGGTGAATTAGAGTTTATGGAAAAAAACAAAATGCCTGATCTTAAACAAGGTCAAGCTATATTCTTTGCATCATTTATCAGGCATCGAGTAGCTCCTGTTAAAAAAGGTATCAGGAGGTCTTTAGTTATGTGGTTTGGAGGCCAACCTTTTAAATGAGTCAATTACAAAGAAAAGTATTATTTCCAACTCCTGTTTATTTTAAAGACATACCTAATGCAAAAAATTTAAATAAATATTTATTTAAACATATAAAAGCGTGGCGTAAAGCTGAACCAAAAGGTGAAATAAAAACTAACTCTGGATTTGGTTGGCACAGTCCAACAGATATGAATCAAAGAAAAGAATTTGATCCTTTAACATCAGAATTATTTAAAATGGCAGAAGAGTGTAATAAAGATTATGGGGTTAAACCTAAATTAGGACTTGGTAATATGTGGGCTAACGTAAGTCCAACGTACTCTTATAATAAAACACATACACATCCTAATTCATTGTGGTCAGGTGTATACTATGTGAAAGTACCAAAAAACTCTGGTAAACTATTTTTAGAAGACCCTAGACCAGGACCTAATACATACATGCCTAGAAGAGCAGATAATATTCCTGAAGCATTATGGAGAGTGTGTGCTTATGATGCTATAGAGGGACGTATGATATTTTTTCCATCGTGGCTACCACACGGTGTAGATTTAAATATGAACACAGAAAAAGGTGAAAAGAACTGGCGTATATCAGTATCTTACAATTTTATACAAACATGAGTTTTAAAAAAAATAAATATCAAGTTATTAGAGGTGCTATATCAAAAGAACTAGCTGACATAGGATATACTTATTTAAAAATATCAGCAGAGGCAGACCATTGGATGTTAGAAAACTATGTTACGCATTCAGGTAATTGGTTAGTTGGAAACTTTCACGATAAACAAGTACCAGGATCTTATGCAAAATATGCAGACCGATTAATGGAAACATTACTTGTTAAAACTATACCTGTAATGAAAGCTAAAACAGGTTTAAATTTAATACCTACTTATTCTTACACAAGACTATATAGAACAGGTAATATATTAAACAGACATAAAGATAGACCTAGCTGTGAGATATCAACTACTTTATGTTTAGGTGGTGATCCATGGCCTATATTTATTGATCCAACAGGAACAGACAATGTTATTAAAGAATACGAAGGTATTATAAAACCTGGTGCACCTAAAGGAATAAAAGTTGACTTAAAGCCAGGAGATATGCTTATATACTCAGGCTGCGAACTAGAGCATTGGAGAGAACCTTTCCAAGGCAAACTATGCGGACAAGTGTTCTTACACTACAATCATGCAAATGGACGCTTTGCAAAGTCTAATTTGTATGATAAAAGACCTATGTTGGGTATACCCAAATAACGTTGATTCACAACGCACTTTAATATAATCTAGGATATGTATGTTACAAAAAATAGGATTTCAACCTGGTTTCAATAAACAAGTCACTGCTACCGGTGGTGAAAATCAATGGATAGATGGTGATAATGTTAGATTTCGATATGGTACACCTGAAAAAATAGGTGGTTGGGCTCAATTAGGATCTACAGAACTTACAGGAAGAAACACAGCTTTACATCATTTTGTAAACGCAACAGGTATTAAATATGCTGCGTTAGGAACTAATAAAATTTTATATGTATACTCAGGTGGTATCTTTTATGATGTACACCCTATTAGACTTACAGCAACTTTAACAAGTGCTTTTACAACTACAAACGGATCAGCAACAGTTACAATAACTTTTGCATCAGCACATGGATTAAATATAGGTGATGTTTTTTTATTAGACAATTTTTCAACTATTACTAATTCTAATTTTGCAGCTGGAGATTTTAACGATATTAAATTTGAAATTAAAACTATTCCAACAGATACGACTTGTACAATTACCATGCCTTCTAACGAAAGTGGTTCTGGTGCAACAACTTCTGGTGGTATTAGAGTACAGGCTTATTATAGAGTAGGACCTGCTGTAGAATCAGCAGCTACTGGTTGGTCACTAGGTCAATGGGGAGGAACACAATCAGGACAATTTATATCTACATTAGATGGAGGTATTAATGCATCAGTTACAAGTTTATCTTTGGCTAGTGCTACATCGTTTCCATCATCAGGTACAGTAATTATTGGAGCAGAACTTATTACATACAGTTCTAAAAGCGGTAATACTTTATCAGGGCTAACGCGTGGTGCATCAGGAACCACGGCAGCTATACATTCAGATGGAGCACAAGTTATAGATGCTGCTACATATGCTGGTTTTGGCGCAGCTCCGTCAGGAGACATAGTCACAGCACCTGGTTTATGGTCATTAGATAATTTTGGTAATAAATTAGTTGCAACTATATTTGGTGGTGAAACTTTTACATGGGATGCAGATGATGCAAACGCAGTTACAACAAGAGCAGCTATAGCAAGTGGTGCACCTACAGCATCACGTGATATGTTAGTATCTACACCGGACAGACACTTAGTATTTTTTGGAACAGAAACAACTATTGGAACAAAATCTACACAAGATCAAATGTTCATAAGATTCTCAGATCAAGAAGATATTACATCGTATACACCTACAGCAAACAATACTGCAGGTACACAAAGACTGGCCGACGGATCACGGATCATGGGCGCACTTAGAGGTAGAAATGCAATTTATGTATGGACAGACACAGCATTATTTTTAATGCGTTTTGTCGGTGCACCTTTTACATTTGCTTTTGAACAAGTAGGAACTAACTGTGGATTGATAGGTAAGAACGCTGCAGTAGAAGTTGATGGTACAGTTTATTGGATGTCAGAAAATGGTTTCTTTAGATATGGTGGACAACTAGAATCACTACCTTGTCTAGTAGAAGATTTTGTTTTTGATGATTTAAACACAGTAACTAAACAACACGTTAATGCAGGACTAAACAATTTGTTTGGTGAGATAAATTGGTTTTATGTATCTTCTGGTGCTAACACAGTTAACAGAGTTGTAACTTATAATTATTTAGATTCTACAGCACAAAGACCTGTGTGGACTACAGGTACATTAGATAGAACAGCTTGGTCAGACTCAGCTATTTTTGGTAAACCACATGCTACACAATACGACACATCTACAAATGGCTCATCAACTTCATCTACTTATGTAGAAGGAAACACGGATGGTGTTTCTATATACTATGAACACGAAACAGGATTGAACCAGGTTAAAGAAGGAGCAGAAACTGCTATTACTGCAAATATAGAATCAGGAGATTTTGATATAAGTATAAACAGAAATGGTGCAGCTGATACTAGAGGAGATGGTGAATACATAATGAAAGTTAGAAGAGTCATACCAGACTTCTTATCTCAAACAGGAGATGCAACAGTTACATTACAGTTAAGAGATTTTCCAACTGACGTAGAAGCAAGCTCGTCACTAGGACCATTTACAGTTACAACAAGCACTAAAAAAATAGACACACGTGCAAGAGCTCGTGCTATATCATTAAAAGTATCTAACACAAGTACAAGTCAGTTTTGGAAACTTGGTACATTTAGATTAGACATACAACCAGACGGAAGAAGATAATGGCATTAACAAAAGAAGATATTAGTATACAGGGAACTGGTGGCTATGGTACTTTAAGTTACACTCCAGAACCAGGTGAAAATATAGAAGGAACAGCCGGAGACATTGCAGCAGAAACTGCAACAAGTGGTATTGTAAACACAGATGCAAGTGCAGAACTTGCAGGACAAGCACCAAACATAGTTGTGCCTGTTAATCAAAGTAGTGATAGTGACAATATAATTAATACAGTTGACGAAGGATTAATGGAAGTACCTGGTGAAGGTATTACAAGTCAAGTAGAAGTAACAAATAAATTAAACCTAAATCCTGCAGATTTATTAACTAAACAAAATGCAATTGCTGTGGCTTTAGGAATAGTTAATCCAATTGCTGCACTTGCTTATAGATATTATACTAATCAACAAGCAAAAAAAGCAGTAGAACGTCAAGCAATAGTAGACGAAGCAGAAACAGCAAGATTAGATGATACACCTGAGAATGAAGGTTTTACTTCTGTTGCTGATCAAGAATTTGCAGAAACAGGAGATTATGATGTTTATTCTGATACACCCACAGGACCAGTAGGAGCTCAATTTGGAGATCCAACATATGCGGACCCTAGTGTAGATGCAGAAGAAAATCAGCCAACCTACACAGCACCCGAAGTAGACTATGGATATGATGCAAATTATGGTTATCAAGATAGTGGTAGTGATAGTGGACAAAGCAGTTCACAATCTGATGCTTCAGCATCACAGTCGTCTGATGATTATTCTGCCGGAGCTGGTGGATATGCTGTTGGTGGTATAGTAAGATTAAGAAAAAATAAACAAAATAGTCGTATACATGACCGTAGAAAAAGGTTAGCAATAGGAGGCATAGCAAGTTTACATGGCTAGAATAACACAGGTATTAACATTTCCGTCAAAGGAATACAGTCAACTAAATGCTCAATCTTTAAACAGAGATTTAGATGCTGTACTACAGAAACTTAACACAACGTTTCAACAAGATTTAAAAGATGAGATAGAAGCGTTTAATTTTTTTATAAACTAATGGCAAATTCTTTCGTAAATAAAAAAGTAGACTTAACAACAACTAGTGCTACTACATTATACACAGTGCCTACAGCTACAACAGCGGTGATAAAATCCATACTAGTGTCAGAAGACTCAGGTAATGCTGATACAATAACGGTCACTATTACTGACACAAGTGATGCAGTATTTAGTCTATTTAAGACTAAAGCTATATCAGCTAACGCAACTGTAGAATTACTGACAGCTCCTCTAGTATTACAAGAGAGTGAAGTGTTAAAAGTGACAGCAGCAAC